TCCATGATGATTATAAAAAAATGGTCATACATTCCTCTCCCAAGGTGGAGGTGGACTTATTTGGCATTGATGACCCCGCATCCTTATCAAAATTGCAGGGGCCTCAGTATGCCCTGATCTGGCTTGAGGAACCTGCTCCTATTATAGAAAAGGCCAACGCCGGTCTTCCACGGGCAGTGTTTGATATGTCCATTGCCCGGGCCGCAAGGCAGGCCGGCACAATTTTGCGCGTTCAGGTGACCCAGAACCCGGCAGATGAGGACCACTGGACAGAAGAGGTTGCCCATGGCCCTGATGTGCTGGCAAAAGATCCTGACACGGGCGCTGAGATTATAAAAAAGCTGTTCAGGATCCCCCGGGGTGAGAACAAGAAATTAAACAAGCTGGCCCGGGCTGCAAATATTGCAGCCTTTAAGCACGATCCCGGCAAGTATGCAAGATATGTGGAAGGCCGGGCAGCTTCCGTATCAAAGGGCCAGGCTGTTGTGCGCACCTATAATCCTGAAACCCACTTCTGTGATGACACCGAGCTTGACGTGGTCCCGGGCGGTCTTGGAGTGCGCGGCTGGGATGCTTTTCATTCCCCTGCCTGTATTATCGGCCAATACATTCCCCCGGGCCGGCTGATTATCCATGACGTGTGCGTGGACACCAACGTGGGTGTGCGCGAGCTGACAGAGATGAAGGTAAAGCCCCTTTTAAAAACGCCCAAGTATGCAGATAAAATTCATGAATGGCGCGATATAGGCGACCCCTCGGCCAGGACTCCTGATCAGTCCACTACTGCCACCAGTGCTGCCAGGGTTATTGAGCAGCTTTTAGGCACCAGGTTTGAGCCCGGCCCCACCAGGTGGCAGCCAAGAATTGACCCGGTTACAACTGCATTTACAAGGCTTGCCACTGACGGCAGGCCATTGATTATATTGTCTAAAAGCGCCTATCTGCTCCACCGAGCCCTAAACGGAGGCTGGCATTGGAAGGTGGATAACAACGGCCATGTTATCGGAAACACCCCGGTAAAAGACCAGTTTTCACACCCCGGGGATGCTTTTTTATATATGGCCTCTACGATTTTCCCCTTTGAGCAGATCGGCGGCATTAACAGGGGCGCAAGAAAAATAAGCCAGAGGGAGCGCATGGCAAGGGCTCTTTCTTATTCAAGCAGCCGGGGCGGCCGCATGGCTGCCGGGATGTAGGTTAAAGAGGTGAGAATTTGGCGTTTTATGATCGTTACTGGGAGATGCAAAAGGGCGGGCCTTACGAAGAGGGCACAAAGATTTTCAAATGCAAGGATTGCGGGGCAGAAACGATCCACCCGCAGGGGTGGGACGGTGAGCCTGATGTGTCGGGGTGCATGGCCGGCTGTCCGGCCCGTTATTCAGACTGGAAGGCTGGCGGGGTGTCAAGGCAATACCGGGAAAACTTTGACCGGATATTTCCTTTTTCACCCGGGGCTGGGCTATAAGCCAACGGGGGTGGCATTGGAATGGATTGCAGAGGGCATCGTTGCTTTGTGGGTTGTTGTGGCGGGCTATTTTATTAAGGCGCATGAAAACAGGATTTCTGCTGCAGAAAAAACCGAAAGGCAGCATGCGGAGAAAATAGCAAGCATCCAGGCCGAGCAGTCAGAGTGCCAGAAAAACATAGCCCAGAGGCTTACCCGGGGGGACCACAATTTTTCCAGGTTTGACCAGCAGCTCTCAAAGCTTAAAACCACGGTGGGCTCTTTTTCAACCACTGTGGGGCGCCTGGAGGCATTGCACGAGTCCATGAACCAGCAGGTTTCCAGGATGGATGACCGGATTTACGAGCACCAAAAGGGCCGCAGGTCCTATGATAGCCAGGGAGGCAAATCTTAGAAATGGCTGAAATCGGCATTGAAAACCAGGCGTTTGACGAGCTGCGCGACAGTTACGCGCGCATAAGACAGGCCAGGGCCGCAGGCATGGACCCAAAAGAGTTAGACGAGCGCCAGGAGGCAGCCGGGGCTTATAGTGCGGAAAATGAAAAGCATTTTGTGGATTTCCTCCAGGATTGTGTGGACACTTCCTATGCTTCCAACCAGGAAATACGGGAGGTGCAAAACGATTGCTGGCGAACGTTTAAGGAAAAAGAGCCTGAGTCCTACCGCTTTAAAGAAGAGTGGCAGAGCCGGGTTAAAATCCCCAAGCCGTTTGCCTCTGTGATGTACGGTGCGGCTGCGGTGCAAAAGGCGTTTTCCCCGGAATATCTCACCATTGAAAATGAGTCTGACAAGCTGTCTGAGGCCTTCTGGCAAAAGACTTTAGAGCGGCAGTTAGACAAGCGGCATGCCAATTTTATTACAAAATTTACAGACGCCACTGTCATGGCCCTGGCTGTGGGCCAGTCCATGGAAGTTATCCCTAAATACTCTTCTGCATCAGGGCTGTCACTGGAGCTGGTGGAGCCCTGGAAGATTTACCGGGACCCGGACGCCCCGCCCAGAAATCCCCAGGGGGGGCTTTACTGGATCCACCAGGAATGGCTTGACTACCATGTTTTGCAAAGGGGTGAGGCTGCGGGCAAATATGAAAACGTTGCCCGGATAAAAGACGTTGCCAGGGAAGACCCTGAAAACCCGTTTATGACCAAAGAGGCCCTGGCCCACAGGCGGGGCCAGATATGGCACAGATCAAAATTCCGGCGCATGTTTTTAACCTCTGAGTTCTGGGGCACAATTTTATCCCCATCAGGAGAGGTGCTTTTAGACGGCACCTATTCTGTTGCAGCCGGAAGAATGATTGAAACACCCAAGCAAAAGCCGTATTCGCGTCTGCGCTGGCCCGGGATTTCTTTTTCTGCCATGCCAGATGTTTTATCCCACGGCGGCCGGGGGCTTTTAGAGGGTGTGATAAGCCTGTGGGAGTCTATGAGCAACCTTTTATGCCTGCATGAAGACGGGTTGAAATTCATTGTAAACCCGCCGACTGAGATCAATGTGCACGGGTTAATTGACCCGGAAGATATTGACGACTGGCCGGGCAAAAAGTATCTGACCCGGGACACGGTATCAGGCCAGCAGGTGGTAAGAACTGTGGAGCGCCATGATTCCACCAATTCTATTTTAGCCAACCTGCAGTATCACGACCAGAATTTTCAGCGGGGCTCTTTTGTAACAGATGCTGTCCAGGGCCTTCCGGGCTGGCGGAAGGAGATAACAGCCAGGGAAGCCGCCCAGAACTTAGACCAGGCCATGGGAGTTTTCGGCCTGATGGGGGCCAATCTGGAAGACGGGGCTGTTAAGATTTTAGATGCCATTGTGGACGTGCTCCAAAATTTTGCCCAGCCGGCAGAACTGCTTTTACAGGTGCCCGAAGATATTGCCCTGGCGGTTAACCATATGGGCGGAAAACTGCCGTCTTTGACCGGCAGTTTTTCCATATCCGGCATGCAGGAGCTTTTAAAGGAAACAGACACCCTGCGGCATCTTACCACTGTTGTCTTTCCCATGGCATCAGATCCTACATGGGCTCCGTTTATTGACAGGTATAAAGCCTTAAAGGCCTATGAGGCCAGAACTAATTTAAAGGATGAAAAACTTATCGTAAGCCCAGAACAGGCGTCTGCCGTGCAGCAGTCACAACCCATGGGCGCGCCCATGGATCCGGCTGTGGCTGCCGTGTCAGGCGGCAGGACCCAGGGCCAGGCGCAGGGAGGATAATTAATGCAATCTTCATTGGGGGCATCCATTGACCCTGTTTCCGGCCGGCCGGCCGAGCAGGTGGAGGCAGGGCAGAAAAAAAAATATCTCCAGAGGCAGGCTGCGCGCTTAAAGCAGCAGGCGGCCATGTCTGAGACGGTGAGCTCTGATGCGGCAGAGGCCCTTCGGGCCATGATCCACAAAAAGCTTTTCCGCAGGATAGGCGAGATCTTAGCAGATGATCCTGAATGCTTTGCCTATGTGGAGATGTGCCGGGAGCTAAACGAAAGGAAAAATCTCGCAAAAATAGCTACCGATAAGCTGGTTGCGGGCGGATATCTTTGATTTAATTGGGGGTTTTTATGAAAGGAAGTGCAGATAATAGTCAGCAGGCGCAGCCGCAGCAGCAGGACCCGGGCATGGGTCCGTCATCTGATGCCGATATTATGACCGGATATGATCAGTTTGAGATATATCGCGGTGATTTTTTACCGGAATCAGATGACGATAACGCCCAGGGCGCGGACCACTCCGGCAGCCAGGATGCACCTGTTGACAATAGTGCTGGCATAAACTCTGACAATGCCGCCCCGGCAGATGGCGGGACCACCGGCAAGGAAGAAGACCAGCAGGGGGGCGAGGCTGCCCGGTTTAAATATAAAAGCCAGACCGAGGCTGAGCGGGCCTATGCAAATCTGATGTCCCGCACGACCCGTACCGAGCAGGAAAATGCGCGCCTTCGCAGGCAGATAGAAGAGCAGCGCAGCGCTGAGGCAAAAAAACAGCGGGATATGGAGGCTGCCCGCCAGCGCGATGAGTTTTTGCAGCAAAAATATGAAGAAGCTGCAGAGGCTGTTGATGAGCTTGATCCCGATGATCCTGAGTACCACAAGAAGACTGCCAGGATCTGGGCCGGGATCCACCGGGAAGTGGACCAGTTTGAGCCGTCATTTGGCGATGGCGGCGGCGATGGGGGCACTCCGGCAGGAACCGGTGGTGAGCCTGCCAGGGCCTCTGATTTTATTTCAGATGGCCAGGAGGCAGGGGCAGCCCCCGGCGGCCAGCAGGGCGGGCCGGAAGCCGGCCAGCAGGCAGAGGCCGGGCAGCAGGCAGATGATGCAGGCGACGGGCTTAGCCTGGATGAAATCCATCAAAAGATAGATTCTGTGATTGCCGGGCAAAACCCCGGCTTTGACAGACAGGACCCGGCTTTTACCGCGTTTTGCTCCCAGGCTCCTGTTAAGGATGAAAACGGGGCGGATCTTTCCATTGATGACCAGATTGCCTGGGCAGTGGATAAGACCCGGGCGCATTACGATGCCAAGCGCCGGGAGATTTTGCAGGCAAATGCCCAGCCCATGGACCGGGGGGGCGGCTTTGGCGGCGGGGCCGGTGGCGGCGGCAGCCAGGGCCAGGAGAATCAAACATTTGGCGATATTGTGGAATCAGCGGTGGCAAGCCATACCCTGTGACCGCATGCCGGAATTTTTAAAGGAGAATAGCGACAATGACTACAACCTGGACTTATGACGCCTCAAGCGGCGTTTATAAAAATCATAAACTTGCCGTGGGCATAATGAAGGCTGCGGCTTTGAATTTCATTTTTGTGCCGTTTACCAAAAAGGTGGACGGTTTCGGCAAGGGCCAGGGCGAATCTGTGACCCTGCCTTACTGGAAACCTTTAGACGTGCCAAGCTCTCCGGTGCTCTCTGAGATGAACCGGATCCCCATTGACAAACTGGAAATGGGAACCCGGCAGATCACCGTGGAGGAATGGGGCCGTGGTGTGCAGTATAACAACCTCATGAAGGAGCTGGGGGCATTAAACCCCAAAGACGGCGCCCAGGCCCAGCTGCGCGAGCAGATGGAGGCCTGCATGGACAACGGGGCTGCATCTGCTTTTAAAGAGGCCAAGGTGCGCTTTGCCCCGACTTCTCTTACCGGGGGCACCATGGACACGGACGGCAGTTTTTCCGTGGCTGCCACCCACAACCTGACTAAGTCCCATATGGGGGTTATGCGCGACTACATGGCAAATGACCTGCATGTGCCGCCTTTTTCCGGCCGGGACTATATCGGGATTTTCACCACCAAGGCCCTGCGCGGGCTAAAGGATGATAAATCCCTTGAGACCTGGTGGCAGTATCTGCGCAAGGGCGATGTGGTTTATTCCTCTGAGGTGGGCCGGGTGGAAGGCATCCGCTGTGTGGAGTGCACCAATGAAAATGCCCTTTCCAACTCTGTGGGCACCAGCTCTGTGCTGGGTGAAGGCGTGGTGTTCGGAGACCAGGCAGTGGCAAGGGTTGAAGCTCATACTCCTGAGCTCCGGGCTGATCCCAATTACCAGGGCGATTTCGGCCGGGTTAAGGCTGTGGCCTGGTACGGGATTATCAAGTTTGCCATTTACTGGGATTCTGCCAATGACAGGGAGGCCCGGGTTATTTATGTGGGGAGCGCGTAAAAGCAGTGGTGAGTTGTCAGCAGTGAGTTGTGAGTAAAAAAAATGGTTTTAACTCATAACTCATAACTCACTACTCACAACTGGTTTATCACAACTCACTACTCTCAACTGATCTATAAGGAGGAGTTTGAAATGTTGAATTATCAGGTAATGGAGCTGGTTCCGCTGTATCTGGATGACGGTCCGGAAACCGAGGCTCTTGGCGTTGATTGTGACCAGGCTGTGGGTGATTTTGCCGTGTTTTCACCCGGCGGCCAGAAAATGGAAGTGCTCATGGCAGGGGTTACCGTGACCGAGGTTTGCGCGGGCACTGATTCAACTCCGGTGTTTAAGTTTGATCTGCGGCCCACTGCCGGCAGTGACACTGACCGGGGCGACGGAGATATAGGGGAGATTACCCTTGGCACCACGGCTGCGGGCAAGGTCATGTATGATCGGTCCGGGGCAGGTGAGATTATAGAGCCCGGCGAGGAAGTGGTTTTTGAAATGACCACCAGGGCGGAGACTGCCGCTTCGGGCCATGTGCGGCCGTTTCTTCTTGTGCGCCCCATATCCGAGGAGCCCGTGAACCTGGATAACATGGTGGAAAGCGACAACAGTTAAGCAGTTGTGAGTAGTGAGTTGTGAGTCGGGCGGACACACAGGTCCGCCCCTACAACTCATAACTCACCATTCACCTCTGCCTTAAAGGGGGGTATTTGTTATGACAGCGATTGCAGCAGACAATGTGTCTGTTTCCCTGGCAGCCAGGGATTTGCAGGTAACAGCCGGGAGCAAAATTTTTTGCCTGCCCACTGTTACTTTTGGCAACGGTACTTTGACGTATCCGGCCGGCGGGGTTCCTTTGCCGGGCATAGGCCAGTTTGGATTCAAGCGCCAGGTGGACCGGTTGATTATCCAGCAGCCGTCGGCAAACGGGTTTGTCTATAAATATGATGCCGACAATCACAAGATCAAGATTTTTACCCAGGGAGTGACCACCGGAGATACGGCCGTGGGAGCGACTGAAGACGGCGCGCTGGTTTTAGACAGCCAGGGGGCTGAAACCGATGTGCGGCTGTCAAACACCGCTGCGGAAACTTCCTATGACATGGGCGCTCTGATCGAATTGCCGGCCACGGCAGCGCCGCCTGAAGTGAGCCTGCTTTGTGTGGCCATAGGGGAATGAGAAGGCAGTGGTGAGTTGTGAGTGGTGAGTAGTGAGTTAAAACCGATTTTGGGCGGACACACAGGTCCGCCCCTACAACTCATAACTCAATACTCACTACTGATTTTCCGACTCACAACTCACTGCTCACAACTGACAACTGATTTAAAAGGGGGGCTGGTTGATGCAGGTTTTGCAGTTAAAAAAAAGGGATCAGGAAGGCAGGGAAGTGACTGTGGGGGTTAAGGTTTTGCGCTCCTGGCAGGATGGTTCCGGCCGTCAGTTGTATCTGCACGCAAACGGTGTGTACGGGTATAAGGACGGGGCGCCTGTCCGCACCAAGGCCGAGCTTGACGTGATCGGATCAGGCGTGCAGCGGGAAATGGCGCGCAGGTGGTGGGACTCCACGGGAAAGCAGATGTCTGAAAAGCATTACAAGGCTGTTGAGGACGCTGAGCGTGCCCGCATGGCAGATTTTGTTATTGATGACCGCGCCGAGCAAACCGAGCGCGACCAGGTTCTTTACCGGTGCCGGCCCAAGGGCGGGACTAAAAAGGACTGGACTGAGCCCTTTGCCTGGATGGAAAAATTTGAGGCAAGGCCTGACTGGTGGGGCCAGGCAGAGACAATCGTGCTGCGGGGCTTTGAGTATGAGCAGGCAGATATTGCCGCAGCCGATGTGACCGGGTCCATGGCCGCAAACGAGGTATAGGTAAAATGGCGTTTGGCGATGTGTGGATATGCCCGCGCTGCAAAGCTCTGGTGGTGGAAGATGACCAGATGTGGGAAGAACCTGACCGGTGCCCCCATTGCGGTGCGCGACTGACCGATGATGCCACCCCGGGAGAGGACGATTAAATGACCGAGATTGCCGAGTTTGTAAAGCTGGTGCACACCGATTGCCCGGGCGGTCCTGATTTTTTAAA